CTCCGTTCCTCATATGATTACGGGAGTTAAAATATTCAATAATAAGATTCATTGCTCAGAAATCCAATCCATTAAGTTTACTTTAGGTTCCCATCCAAATGTTCTTTTCAACTTTTTATTGTACGCAAGAGTAACTCTTGATTCACCAATTCTTGGTGGAATATTTGTTTGATTGTCAGAAATCGCATCGGCAATTTCATTAATAGAATAATTTACACCATTACCAACATTATATAATTGTCCATAGTTCATGTCATGAACATCTTTTGTTGCGGCAAGAATATTAGCAGAGACAACATCAGATACGTGTGTAAAGTCTCTACGTTGCTCTCCATCACCAACAATAGTAAGTGGTTCTCCTGCATCACGTTGACGTAAAAAGATACCAATCACAGGAGCATACTGCCCTTTGAGAGGTTGTCTTTCACCATAAACATTAAAGTATCTAAAGAAAATAGTCTTTACATCAAAAAGATCATTATACATTTTACAAAGTTTTTCACCAGCAACCTTTGAAACTGAGTAAGGATTTAAGCAGTCATCACGTTGAAGTTCATTATTAGGTGATTCATTAAATCCATATCCAGATGAAGTAGAAGAGTAGATTACTTTTTTGACTCCTGCTTCTCTGGCACATTGAAGAACAGTAACTGTGCCAACACAGTTTACACTAACTGCTTCAATAGGATTCAAAATAGCAGGTTGAATTCTAGATTCTGCTGCAAGATGAAAAACATAATCAACACCTCTCATGGCATCTTTCAGAAGATGATAATCTCTAATATCACCTTTTATATTATCTGCCTTTGAGTTCCAATAAAATTCTTCATTGGATTCTGCGCTTTCATTATCATAACAAATAACTTCATGACCCAATTCAAGAAGTTTGTCTACAATGTGAGATCCTATGAATCCTGCTCCACCTGTTACTAACGATTTCATATTAGGTTAAATAGACTTCCTTAAATTTTTGGCAGACTTTTTCTGGAGTATAGTCTTGATAACAATTCCATTCCAAAGAATTTATTTCTTTCTTATCCAGATTTCTTAAAATATGTAGAATATCGGACAAACTTTCGTAATAGATTCCTTTATCGTCCAATGTATCTATGTGATTTCTTTCCGGAGACTTTTCATAAGTAATCACAGGTTTATTTCTAATAGAAAACTCTGCACAAGAAAGTCCAAATGATTCTCCAACATACCTTGCATGAAGCATAGCATCGGAAGTATTGATGAAACGAACTTTCGTATTCATATCTGAACTACCAGGAAGATATATGACTCTATCATGTTCAATAAACTTATCAGTCAATTGGAAAACAAACCAAATATCTTTTCTTTCATTCAATACTACTTGAATTGCTTGTTTTACAAATGGAATATCAAAGGTATCCGATCCACCATTCCTACCAATAACTAAAGCATCTTTTGGAATACCCAATTCTTCACGCATATCTCCATCTACATCCGGCAAATCTACCATGTATGGAACATATGGAATAGTGTAATTTGTTATTTTAGATAACCATTTAGATCCCATTGCATATACATCACCATGAATCCAGTTAGATTGCCAATGACCAGAAATTGCATTTACAAGATTTTTACTAACAGAAGAAATTACACCATCAGGAGAACCTCCCTTTTCCATCAAAAAAGCATCACAATTATTTTTTGATAAAATAGAATCTATTTGTGATGTATCAGAGTAACCAAAAACCGGAAATTGATTTGAAAACTTTTGAATTACCCCATCATCATTATATTGATTATTTAAATTATACATGATAATTGGATCAACATTAAGATAATGTCGAGTCCAATATGCCCAATCATAAATTGCAACTGTGGTCCCTCTAAGGCAGAGGGAGTTATCATGAAAAGCTATCTTCATTTAGAAATCTTTGCTTCTAGATCTTTACGTGCGGTGTCACCAAGACCATCCATCTGCTCAAAGAAAGCAAGAGATAGATTAATATTATCATCAGTAATTATTGGACTAAAAGGTCCAACTGGTTCATAACCATATTCCATATTCAAAATACGTTGGAAGTTATCTCCTTGAAAGATATCTGCCCAACACTTCTCACCAATAGTAGGAACTGTATCAAGATAGAATGAATAAATGATCTGTTCGGTGGTCCTCTGACTGCCAGTGATGATTTCAGTATTCCCAAAATTGCACTGATTTACAAATGCAATAGCAGACTGTGCATCAATACCAACTTCTTCCATACGACCAGGAATAATACTAATATATCCAACATCATAAGTGCAACACTTCAGTGCAGTTGCAGAGTCAGCAAGACCGGTAACATTGGTAATCACATATTCATTGAACTGATCAACATACTCTAATGCTTTTTGATATGGAGGAATCTTCATACCAACTTTGCAAGTACCTTGAGTTGCATCAGTAATCATCTTTGCATATTCAAGGATTACTTCAGGATCAAGATGAGAATAAGGTGCTTGAATATGAACTTCACCTTCATTATCTCCACGAATATCTGCAATCAACTTACCCATGACTACGGCATGATCTAACCACTCATTAAGATGATACTTATCAATCTTACTAAATGCATTTGGGTTTGTAGTTACACCACGAACCCATTTTGGATTAATATCAGATCCATACTTATCCATAGTAGACTTGATAAAATCTACATTCGCAGTATCAAAGAAAAAGTCTCTCATAATTGTTTCAAAGTTTCGTTAAAAGTTTCCCAGTTTTCTAGTCTGACTGCTTTATCGTCAACATAAAAATCTGCAACTGGTTTTCCAAAGTGAAGTTCATCATAAGGAATACCGTGTCTATCTAGCCATTCTATCACAATAGGTGATTGATTGGCAATAATTTTACCCAGATTATTATTATGGGTAACCATGTTTCTAGCAGTCATTATAATAATGTAATGACCTTCTGCCTTTAGTTTTTGAAGAGTTTCTATTGCACCAGGAATAGGTTTTACATCACTATAATGTTCACCTTCTTTTCTTGTATAACAAAGAGTTCCATCAAGATCAAAACAAAATTTATAGTGTTTCATAAATCTGATTCAAAATATCTAGTCCAGTAATAAACATTGCTTTCTGTCTTTCTAGACTATCATAATGTCTAGCACACATGCCAATAAAGATACATCCCTCAATCAATCTTATCTTTTGATAATCAAAACCAAATCGATTAACCAGATCCACAAACTTCTTATTGATGTTTTGTTTGTTGGATTCATTCTCAAACTTTAGATCAAACTGATTTCCATTTACATTTACATTAAACTTATCATAAATGAAATACTCATATCCACCATTACATGAGTGAGAAATTTTTGCTAAGTCATAATAAGGATCACCATAATATTTGGTTTCACCAAACATGCCTCTAGGATCAATCATTTTAAGAATTAGATCATTTGTGATGGAATTTACTCCATACAAAATATTACTAAAACAGAGATCACCATGGATGAAATAGAATTTATCTTCAATTAATTTTGTTTCAATAAATTCTTTTATCTTTCCCCAAATACTATCAAAAGATTTGAGTGTCTTTCCATTTAGAACAAATTCATCAACGTTCATCAGTTCTCTGAAGAAATCAAAGTTATACATCAGATTGACATATTCCTTTTCAGTCTTATCAATGAACATTAAAAGAGAATCTCTTCGATTAGCATCAATTGATTGAGAATTCTTATAACAGTTAATATATCCTAAAAGAAAATCAAATGCATTTTCCCAAAAGGTATCATCATAATCGGATGATACCATTACATTTCCAAGATTATTATAGGCATAATATTCCAACTCCAAGGAGTATGGGTTTTGTAAACTACAATCAATTAATCTCGGAAAAAATACTTTTAGATCATTAGGGAGATCCAAATAATAGTTTGCTTCTCCCTTTAATCTATCTTCCTCACTTGTTTTAATAACACTAGCTTTGGTTTGAGGATTCAGAGTAAAGCTATTATATGCTCTAGTCGTAAATTCCATCAAACTTTTGCCATAGATTCAAGTGTTGCCTCATCAACAGCAGACAATGGAACACTACCTTCAGAATCTTTATTGTAGACTTCATCATGAAGTTCTTCAATAGAAACAAATGTAAGATTATAAATGTCAGCAAATTGCTTAAGATCATCTCCCTTGATCATTTTGCCATACTCATCCATAATCTCAATAATCACACCAACTTGCTTCATGCCAGCAAGTTTCAAAATTTCCACACAACCCTCAGTATGGCCACGTCTTTCACTCAGAAGTCCTGGACGTGCACGAAGTGGGAACAGATGACCTGGTTGAGCAAGAGAATCTGGTTTAGAAGAATCGGACAGAAAAGTGGAGATAGTTGCTACACGATCATTAACGGACATACCAGTTGTTGCACCTTCAACAGCATCAATGCTGGTAGCAAAAGGAGTTCCAAATTCATCACATCCATTCGAATGCATCATAGGAATACCAAACTGGTCAAGTTTTTCCTGTGTGCAAGGGAGACACATCAGACCACGAGCATGACGCATGGCAAACAGAAGGTTTTCTGCCGTTGCTTTTTCTGCCGCAAGAACAATATCACCTTCAAACTCACGATCATAGTCATCAACCATGACAATGGGTTTACCATTACGAAGATCTTCAACTGCTTGCATTACATTTTGACGTTTGATCTGAAGCATAATATCATTAGGACTACCCAGAGAAACAAACTCATCGTCTGCCATGTGATAATTCATGATCTTTTTACCTTTAGAAATTAAATAATTGTAAGTAAGAGAAACATACTTTTCTTTAACACAAGACATCTTTCCAGTAGACCACCCGGCATCAGTATCATCAGACATCAATTGCTGAGCACTTTCAATAAAGTAATTTCCTTCTTTCCAATAGAAAATTCCATTCAGTGCTAAAGGGGAGATTGCAACTTTTTCGGCAAGACGTGTTGCATATCCATCATCATTTAATTCAATGTGGCTATAAGGACTATCGGATCCTACTTCAATACCTGAATGATTATAAGTGCTCACAACTCCGTCAGGATCATTATCTCTAATAAAACTCAGGAATTTATTAGAGTTCCAAGGAGTATACTGATCACAATTGGTAATGATTAATGGTTCAGAAGTATCAATATTTGCTTTTTGAATTCCCAACAAACAAGTTTCTGCTTGACCTAATGTTGACTTTCCGATGTCAACGATTTCCAAATTTAGATAGTATTTTTCTTTAATGCTGTTAAGGATATTAATATACTCTTCTTCCAACCCATTAACAATAACAAAATATTTCCCGGTGAGTTTTAAAGAAGAAAGAGCCCATTCAATCAAAGATTTACCCTTGAACTTCACAAATGGTTTGGGATCTATGTATCCATTAGTTTTAAACCTGGTCCCAAGACCGGCAATTGGAAATAAAATATTCATAATAGACAATTTTTACTAAAATATTATATCAGTTGGGAAATCAAATGTCAAACATTATCTTCTCAAAATATCCAAATTTAAATTTGGATCCTTCTTATATTTAATACCTTTATCATTAAGGTGATACATCATTAAACTATGAGGATTAAAGTGAGCTCCTTGATCATTATAATCTCTCAAAGAATCATAAAAAGAACAAAAAGTATTCATGATCTGAGGTGAAGAATAGAAAAATATATCACTCACAGCATGATATGATTGAGATGTTGGAGTATAAAAAATATTAGTATCTTTTTCAAAGGTTACACTATTATATAAGATATCAGGTCTTGTTCTAACAACGATGTCATATTCATTACCACTATTTCTTACAAGTTCATTACACAATTTTATTTTTCTTAAAGAAGAAATAAAATTTGGAGGATAATCTATATCCCACTTATTAATTATGGAAGAAGATAATTCTAAAATTTCAGGTTCAATATCTTCATAATCTTCAACTACCACATCTTTTACATTCATGTCAGAAAATAAATCAATATCAATCTTCGAAGTTCCTCTCAAAAATTCCGTATTGGAAGACATTCCATATTTTTTGTTTCTTTCTATAGCAAGTTTTGTTTCTTCATTTATGGGATTGGTTGGTGACCCATTTCTACCATATCCATATTCAGACCAAGTATGAATAAAAATATCTGGGTCATATTTTTTAACGATAGAATTTACGAAACTTGATTTACAATCTTCAAAATTTCTAACATGACCACTCATACAAATAGCAACTTTCATTTCTTCAATCCTGTGATAAACCATTTTTCCTAATCCATCTCCATCCACCAGTATAATCATCATCAGGATCAGCAACTATCATTTCCATTTCCGCATTATCTTTTATAGAGTTAAAAAATAACTGATGATGGCAAAGAGGAATATTCTTTTCACAGATATAATAATTTAAATTTTCATAAATGTTTGTCAAATCTAAAATAGATTTTTTATCACACATAATAAAATTTGTTGGCAGGTGATTCACCAACCACTCAGATCCACGAATGTATGTTGTATAAATTTTATTTTTATCAAAGTTTAAATCTATTAGAGAGAAATCACATTGAATACCAACATCAGTTCTAGTCAATACCCAAAAATCGTATTCCTCTTCAGTATTCTTAATAATTTCATGCAATATTTGCATAGAATACAAAGGTGACATAGTTACAAAAACACTTTTATTAATTCTAGATAAATCTGGTTGACACTCAAGATCTTTAAATTTTTCAACTTGTTTTTCAACTACAATTTTTTTTGGATTATAAAATAATTCTAATTTATTTTTATCTTCATCATCCCCCCAAAAATGTCCATAATAATCTAACGAACAATCCTTATATAGAGATTGAGTATATTTAAATCCTTCTTCATAGAATCTAGGTTGTCCATAATAACAGATTGCTAATTTCATAACTTCAAATAATTTTTACTGTAGGGTTAATCAAACGCAATTGATCCTCTATTTCATAATTATATAGTCCAGATCTGAGTATAACAATAGGATGATCCACATCTTTCAATATTTCTGGTGACTCTGTAAAGAGATTAGTTCCATACAATCTTCTACCTTTCTTTTTAAGATCGTTATCTAAAATAGAAACAACTCTATTCTCATCTAAACCAAAATTCAACAGTGTTTGTGAAAATACATGAGCCCCGAAAAGATAAACACTACCTTCTATATTATCAAGTATATTGGATACATCACTTTTCAATTTATAAATGTAATCTAAAAACAAATCTTTCGAATATTCAAAGTTAATATCTATTTTTCTAATATCATTACATTTAACTGCTTTAACAAAAATAGAATGAATATCAACTACTTTTTTATCAATAGAAAATCCAGCTTTTGCTAACACATGCTCCAAAACAAATTCATCAAGATAATAAGTATGTTCAAAATTTATTGCATTTGTATATCCCTGCTTTAACCAATATCTCATATTTGGTATTGAGATAAACTGAACACCGTCATCGGTAAGATCTTTAAATATTTTTTTAAGAAAATCTATAGGATTATATGCATGTTCAAAAACATGAGAATGAATAATACATTTATACTTCTCATCAAAAGATTGTGTTTCATAAAATCCTCTAATATATTTTAATCTAGAATCAGAGGATTTCTGATATGATGGTTCAATAATCTCATAACTAAATTGAGAATCTAAAGTAGAAAAGTTTTTCCACAAACTTCCGGATGCTCCACCTATTTCAAGATACCGATCAATGTCATCAGAGTTTTCAACAATAAAATTAAAGAATCTTTTGTGATGCTGTTGCCATAGATCCCCAACACTACCAGGAGTATGAGAATTTTCATATAGTAAATTTGGATCAATCAAAGTCTTCAATTGGACTAATCCATTCTCAGAAACACCCCAGTCTTGATCAAAAAAGATATCATCTTCTACAGGTGTATCAACACATCCCATAAAAACAGGAAACCTTTCCAAGGTATATAATTTTTTTACAGATGCTTTATTATCTAAAATACAATTATTTCTTTCAGTCATTTATGAATACCAGTTTTTAAAAAATTCATAGTCACTATAATTCTCAAGTCTGAAACAGTCTCCAAGAACCTTATCAAAACTTTGAATCCTTATTTTATTTTCAATACACTGTGCGTACATCATTCTACATGCATCATATTTACCATAGTTAATAGAATGATTTGTTTCTGATAGTTTTTCATAATCCTCCCAACAGTTGCAAAGAATATCCATAATTTTAGAATTACTCAATAAAAACATAGGGTAAATTCTATTGGGAGAATATGTTTTTCCAGTATTAATATGGTAACATATATTTTCCAAATCATCAAAATACTTTTCAATATCCATATGCAAATGTAAAAAGTCAGGACGACTTCTTATTACAGCATCATATGTAAAAGAATTATCACTTTCATATTTTCTTTTCATCTGAGCAGCAAGATGCATTGTGTAGAATTCTGGACTACTGCTTGCCACTAAACCATACTCTCTATTATTATACCATCTATGCAGTAAAGATTTTATTTCTTCAGAACAAAGATTGTCAAGATACTCATCATAGTCTGATATCACATAGTCTTTTACATTTACAAACTTTTCAATGTCACTAGTGGTTATAACATCATCAACATCATCTTTATATAATTCAGGATTCTGAGATCTAATGCTCCACATAGAAACTCCACGATTTTTCCACGTGGATATGAAGACATCACAATTAAATTTTTCACTCAATCTATTAGTGTGCTCTAGAACCTTTGGGTGATCAAAGGTTCTCATTTGTCCACAAAGTAGTAATGCTATTCTCATTTTAAATTAAAATTTATTTCGTGTAGCCCATATCGGACAATCTTTTCCAGAATGATTCCAATCAGGTGCCCAATATGTTTCATCAGGAATACAATAGAATTTATACTTCTTACTCATGAGTGAAAAAACTGATTGATCGTGTCTATGATCTTTAAACTCTTCATGATTTAATTCATGTGATGGATTATCATTTATATAAAAGTGGTCATTTTCTATGGAAATATTTTTTATCTCCTGAATAATATTTCTATTATTCTGAGTATTCTTAAGAAAAAATGTAGTTGCACATCTTTGTCCAGTGTTCAAGTGATCTAGAGTTTCTGGAAATATTTTTTTGTATGTATCCATTTTAGTATATGATCTTTCTAAATGTCCAAGATCAAAACATAATGAACCTTGCTCTAATGTCAGATTACAATATTCTTTAAATCTTTTAACTCCATCATTATTAAAAGTACATCCTATATCGGCATAACATATCAAATCATCGTCTGGAACTAACTCCATGATTCTAGAAATCAGAAAAGATTTCCACATCCAATATCCATAACCTTTAGTAGAAGATAAGAAGTTTTTATAAGAAATTATTTCTGGACAAAAATCAAATATATTATTTTCTGAAAATAAATTTATACTAGAAAATTGTCCAAAGTCTTTAGCATTTTGTAAAACTCTATAATGTGCTCTGGAAAAAATATGAAATGGAGCACCGAAAGAAATCAGATGAACATTCATGACAAAATTTCATACATAAAATTCTTGATACCATTAAGTGATAACTTTTCGGTAAAGATTGGTTCTCTTGAAATTTTGTCATATAGAACTTCAGATTGATCTAATTCAATAATAGTTTGAATTAATTCTTCATCAGACATATTGACTGCGTTGATAAAACAATCAGGATTAAAATCTTGACTTACAGTTTCATCACCATAATAAATTGGAACATTACCGGCAATCTTTCCGTGAAGCAACTTTTCAGTATGATATCCGGGAGTTACAGAGTTTTCATAACAAAGTGAAAACTTATAACTGGAAATTAAATCTAACTTATATTTTTCACCGTCAGGTAAATAATAATTCGGATTTGCCTTACCAAAAACATCTACCTTTTTATAATTCAATGATATGTTTTGAACTGCATTAATTCTAGATTCAATTTGTTTACCATAAACTATAGAACAAAATTTATCTTTTTTCTTTTGCGTAAATTCATTGTGATTGTATAGATATGATTCTGGAATCAACCAACCAGGATTGTCATATGTCTTAACTCCAAACCAGTCAATATAGAGATACCACAATGGAAGTCGATAATTTTTACCTCCATGATCATTAAAATCAAAGGTTAGAGAATAATCACATCTTCTAAAATTTGGTTGAACATTTTCCCCTGTGAAGAAAACTTTCTTGCAATTTTTATATCTTCCGTTTTCATTTCCAAAAACACTGAAGAACATTACATCCGCATCTTCAGGTTCCACAATTTCAACTTCTTGAAATAAATCACGAATGATGTGAGTGAAAAAATTATTATTTGGATCAAAGGGTGTCCAAAAATCAGAAAAACAAACTTTCATTTTTTAGTCAATTAATATTATCTTTGTTCCAGTAAGCTCCAGATATAGCAGAAGAAAATTCTAAACTCTGTATAGCTAAAGAAGGTTCAAACCAATAGTTATTTAGATCATACTCGTTGATGAGGTAATTATAAAAATGATCTGCAGGTAGACAAACATTAGAAATATCATCGATAACTTTTTCTACCATTCTACCACTAATCAAGAATGCATGTGTGCATCTAGATCCTCTATTAGTCTTATAAACATATTTCCCATCAACACTATCTTCATGCAAATTTAAGCAAGAACCAACCCAGGCAATGTCCCAATTATTTGGCAATTGATCCATAAACATATTACAATATTCTACAAAATCATCACATAAAGTGACATCATCTTCAAGTACCAAAGCATCTTTGTAATTATTTTTATGAATATCTTTGAGAATAGAAACGTGTTTTAGCACTAAAGATCTTTCGGAATTTTGAGAATCTTCATTATAATGACTCAATCCTTTCTTCCATTTACTAAAAACATTTGGATACTCTTTTTCTATTTCAGATTTTTTCCAAGTATTCTTATCATAAGTTTCTACAAATTGATATTGATAAATTTTTTCTTCTTGAAACTGTTCCAATAGAGATTCTTTTCTTTCATTCAACTTTGAATAATGACAGACATAGACATTATCAACATTCAACTTGGGAGATAAAAGATCATTTTTTTCTAGGTCTTTCCTCCAAGGTTCTTTTTGTGCATAAAGATAATCACATCCATCAAATTTAAATGTGAACTTACCACTATAATCTATTCCAAAAATTCTATATGATGTTTCATTTTTATTATATGTAATATCAGTATCTCTCGAAATACTTTTGAAATTCAATTCTTCATTAAATAAATCTCGATGTGTTTTAATTATTCCTCTTGAATAAACTTGAGGTCCTGTCATATTCAAAATATCATTTGGATATGAATTTTTTTCAATATTATCAACTATTAAATCTATTACATTTTTTAAAATAGGATGTTCCTTATTGAACATCAAAGCCCACTGAACATAAGTATTTGGATTTGTTTCTGCAGTTATGATAGCTTCGTCATCATCTCTTATAAAATTATCCAAAGAGATATTAATAGAAGAATCTAAATCAACGTACACACCTCCATGTTTATATAAAACCAAATATCTCCAAAAATCAACTTTAGCAACAGGAATAGTTAATCTATTAAAACATTCAGATATTTTTCCAGGATAATTTTTATTGACAAATTCAGAAATTTCTAAATCTGTATAAATTTTATGGTTATAAGTTGGATTCAATTCCAACATCTTATCAACCTTATCTTGAATTACAGGATGAAGATCTGTAGTAATCCAAGATTGAAATATATTTTTTGGGATCATAGTCTTTTAATAATATTTTCAAACACACCTTGAAGTGAAAAATAATCTTGATAGAGTTCTTGACCCCTTTTCAACATCTCATTATATGTATCATCAGAAATACTCTTTAAAATATCATGGGTATTTCCAATATTATCATCATCAATTATGACACAAAACTCCTCCCAATCCAATTCATCAGACCAAGGAAGTGCATGATCATCTGAGATATACACAGGAACGGTATTCAATTGAAAGGACTCATAGAGTCTGAAACTAGTAGTTCCATATCCTCTAGGACACAAAGAAAACTTAGAAGCAGACATAACATCAATAAAGTTATTCATCTTCTCTTCACCAACATTAATGTCCCAGTTTCCTGCTTTAACAAGACAGTCATCCTTTCCACGAAATGCCTTTACCATATCAGTCCTTACCCAATAAGTATTGGAACCAATAAAAGAAGCAAAATACTTGTGTTCCTGTTTAGGAGTTTTCGGAATAGAAGAACAAACAAGTGGAATCGGGATTACATTTCCTTTCTTGCGATTACCACCTGCAGAAAAAATCATTGTATCTTCAGGAAAATCTTCAAAGGGTCCATCATCTTGTTGACAGATAGTAAAGTAAGATCCATCCAAACTCAAAGTTTCATATAAAAGATTTTGAAGATCAGGGTATGGTTGACCTGCCCATATACGATTACAAAAAATATTTGACCAGAAGATATCAATATATTCTCTTTCGGGTTTATCCTCTAATTTTTGATATTGAGTATAAAAATATTCCTCAAGATAATCTCCCTCATGATATGGAGGATATGTTGGTGTAAGAGACTTTGGTCTCAGATAATCTTCCTTCAAATAAACCACAGTCCTTCCTCCTTAAACTTATTGATTTTGGTTTCTACACCGACCATCCAATTATTATGAACAATCATAGCATTTTCTTTTTTGCCTTGCTGATAATACACATTACCGTTAGGAAATAAATCCTCAGATAGCAATGCTATATTGTCATTATATTTTGTGAGTGCAATGCGATTCATGATTAGTTGATCATCATCAGAATCATCTGCACCACATTCTTCTACTAACTGACGACACTCAGGGGTCTCATTAAATACCATAAACCCAGTACAAATTGTAGAACCAGGAGCATCGGTTTGAAATAATACTTCTTCATGACCGGTCAGAATCTCAACAGGATTTTCTTTGAATACAATATCAGTGTCAACCCACATCAGATTAGGATTTTCTTTATGCACCTGATTGATTATTTTCCATTTGTGACGAACCACATTTCTAAATCCACTATTACTATCAAAAGTCCAATCCTGATATTCTTTCAAGTTACTATCCATATAAAGAAAAGCACCTTTATAACCTTCAAGAATAAAAGACTTATAAACGTCTTCATCCATACATGCAATGATAAAGTCATCCATATCAATGCCCACCTTTTCAGCAGACCTCAACATGTTCAAACAAATATCATGACATCCAGAATTTAAGAATGTAAGAAATTTCATTGATCTTTATACCATTCGTAAGTTGATTTAATACCTTCTTTCAAATCAATCTTTGGTTGCCAACCAAGAGACTTTATCTTGTCCACATTAAGAACTTTCCTTGGAGTTCCATTAGGTTTTGAAGTATCCCATACAGTATGACCAGGATGTCCAACTACATCGGAAACAATATCTGCAAGTTCCTTAATAGTAATATCTTCTCCTGTTCCAATATTAATTGGTTCTGAGGAATCATAATCCTTCATACACGTAAAACAAGCTTCGGCAAGATCATCAACATGAAGAAACTCTCTACGTGCCGAACCATCACCCCAAAGAGTTACATCTGGCCACCAAGGACCACCCATATCAATAGTATATCCATCAGTGGTTGCGTAATGATACTTAGCAATCATTGCTGGAAGAACGTGAGATGACTCTAAATCAAAATTATCATTAGGACCGTATAGATTCGTGGGCATCAGAGAGATTGCATTAAATCCATACTGTTTACGATATGCCTGACACATCTTAATTCCAGCAATCTTGGCAATTGCATAAGAATCATTTGTAGGTTCAAGAGAACCTGTCATCAAATACTCTTCCTTGATGGGTTGCTCACACATCCTTGGATAGATGCACGAAGAACCAAGGAACAAGAGTTTTTTCACACCAAACTTACGAGCAGCATGAATAATGTTTGACTGAATCATCAAATTATCATAGATGAAATGTGCCGGATAATCACTATTGGCACCAATCCCACCAACCTTTGCGGCAGCAAGATAAACGTATTCTGGTTCGTTTATTCTAAAAAATCTTTCAACATCTTCCTGTCTTCTCAAATCCCAATGAGAAGAAGGTGAAGAAAAAATATTCGTATAACCTTTCATATGAAGCATACGAACAATTGCAGATCCTACTAATCCAGTGTTACCGGCAACGTAAATTTTACTATCAGCATTCATGATCACACATTTCCTCAACTAATTGTTTAAAAGAAGTTTTAGGTTCCCAACCTAATTTTTCCTTTGCCTTAGAGGCATCACCTAACAAAGTCTCTACTTCAGCAGGTCGAAAATATTTAGAGTCAATTCTAATAACCGTTTTTCCATCAGAATTAATACCAACTTCATCAAGACCAGAAAGTTCCCATCTAATATTCATATCAAAGTAAGGTGCTGCTTCTTCAATAAATTGTCGAACTGAATACTGTTTTCCTGTAGCAATCACAAAATCTTCCGGTTCATCTTGCTGAAGCATCAACCACATTGCTTCAACATAATCTCTGGCATGTCCCCAATCACGAAGTGCATCAAGATTACCAAGATACAAACAATCTTGTTTACCCTCAGAGATTGCTTTAAGTGCTCTCGTAATCTTACGGGTCACAAAAGTTTCACCACGTCTCGGTGATTCGTGATTGAAAAGAATTCCACTACAGGCATACATCCCATATGACTCACGATAGTTCTTTACAATCCAATACCCATATAGTTTTGCCACACCATAAGGTGAACGTGGATAAAAAGGTGTCGTTTCTGTCTGAGGAATCTCTTGAACCAGACCATATAGTTCACTGGTAGATGCCTGATAGATACGAACCCTTTCCTCCATACCAAGAAGACGAACTGCCTCAAGGACTCTCAGAGTACCCAATCCATCAGTCTGACCAGTATATTCAGGCATCTCAAATGATACCTTTACATGACTCTGTGCTCCAAGATTGTAAATCTCATCAGGTTGAATCTGCTGAATGACTCTAACCAGATTCGTAGAATCTGTCAGGTCACCGTAGTGTAATTTTATTTGATTGTAGATATGATCAATTCTATGAGTATTAATCAAAGAAGCACGACGAACAATACCATGAACTTCATACCCCTTTTCAAGAAGAAGTTCTGCCAAGTATGAACCATCTTGCCCCGTAATACCAGTGATTAGAGCAACTTTCATTTATAAAAACACTTTTAGTCATTATACTAAAAAAGCAGGGTTTATGCAACCCTGCTTCATACGGTCTTTCATGCACGCCACTTGCTCTTTGACCTGAAGCAAGAAACAGGGCGGGAGTGTTACCTCCATCCGCACCACTTGCTCTTAGGTAAAGCAAGAAACCAAAGGAGGTCAATGACTCCACCAGTGCTGTTATAGTCCATCCGTGACTTCGGGATTGAAGGGGAACCTTCACCGACCAGGGCTAGTTTTGAGACGATACCGAGTCTTTACGATAAGCAGGAACACCATCAGGATCTAACCAACATGTATAATCATGATCTTCCATGGCAGTCATCAACTGCATTTCATTATCACAAAGATACATATCACGATAACGACCCGTATATGAATCTACTTTTTGAATACGGCAATCTGGCATATCATTGATTTCCAGTTTACCAACTTGAATATAACGATAAGGGAACCGTTCAAGGAGAACGGTGGGTTTCTTGGTAACTTTCATCAGGCAACCTCAACAGTTTCGAGATCTACAAACAGATTTTCCATAAGCATTTCATAATCATCAAGTGGTTCACCTGAGAATACTACACCATTGTTTTCATAATATCGACGGACTTTTTTGTAAAGTTTCGGATTCTTTACATCAAGGAAAAAATCTCCATTAGATGCACCACGAAGGATGCTGATATCTTTGCTCTTGAATTTTTCAGTCAGTGCCATTGTCGTGTTTGGTTTGCCTAGTTATTATAAGGTGTTGTGACTATGTAGTCAAGTGGTCGGGATGATAGGATTCGAACCTACGACCACTCGCTCCCAAAGCGAGTGCTCTACCAAACTGAGCTACATCCCGATAAGTAATTATACTATTTCTTGTGATGACTGTCAAATGGTTCCCAGTGTTCCCATCCATACTTATGAACTAAATGCATTCCAATAATAGGAACAAACACAAGAAAAAAACCCATCACCCCAAGACACCAAGGAGTCTGCATTACAGATCTAACGAACAGTTGAACGTGGTTCATCGAAGTATGCGGGTAAAGGACAACCTTTGAAATCATTTATTTCATCTACTGCCAAGACAAACATTGTGGCAAATCCAATACAAAAAGCAAAAAGCATTTGAGGAAAGTTATAGTTTCCCATATGAGCAGTAGGATCGGGTTCATCATCATGAGGATGAAGATGCTTTGCCACTTCTTTTATTCTTTTTTGTTTCTCCTTTTCTTTGTCATCCATGTTAACCTCGATATCTACCTGGCCATGTTAACTGCATTCCAGCAATTAATACTGCAATAAAAGTTACTATAAACAATAAAGTCATGCTGGATAATCCCATTTTGTTATAAAATCAGTTTTGTGTTGTGGTCCCCATCCACCCGTGTAAATATATGGTGCTGTCCTAATGGGGCATTTTTCACCAACACATAACAAATCATTAACAATTCTCCAAGACTCCAAGACTTCCTCAGAGTGGACAAAGTGTGACTGATCGGCATTAAGAGCATCAAAAAGAAGTTTTTCATAACCATCTACACCCAACCAATCAGGATATCGATGAGTAAGTGTTGCCAACTCAACCTCTTCACTCATTCCAGGTGACTTAACATCAATCTGAATATCAAGATGTGCATGTGGTTGTAGACGCATAACAATACGTCCTGGAGTCTCTCCCTCAAACAATCCAACGGGTGGTGCTTTGAGTTTGATAATTACTTCAACACATTGATATGGCATCTTCTTGCCACTCATGAAGTAAAAAGGAACTCCTTTCCAACGCCAGTTATCGACATAAAGATCACCAGCGATGTAGGTAGGAGTATCACTGTCAGGATCAACACCCTCTTCAGAACGATAATGTTCATATTGTCCAAAAATTGTTTTATGCCCCAGTCTAGTGGCAGAAAGAACTTTTGTCTTCTCACGTCTGATTTCCCTAGCATCCATTCTGCAAGGAGCATCCATTGCAATCAGTGACAATACCTGAAGCATATGATTCTGAAGCATATCTCTCACAACACCTGCACCCTCATAGTATTGAGATCGACCTTCACATCCAAGAGTTTCGGTTGCAAAAATTTGTACTTCTTCTATGTACTCCCGATTCCAAAGTGGTTCCAAGAGAACATTACCAAACCTAGTGGCAAGAATATTATTAACAGTATCTTTACCGAGATAATGGTCAATGCGATAAACTTGTTTCTCGCGTAGATGTCTGCTAACCACAGACTGTAAATGATTAGCAGATTTAAGATCGTACCCAAAGGGTTTCTCGATAACCACTCTGGAGTGATCTGGGTCATCAAGGAATCCACCTTCTTTGAGATTAATGATAGCATTTTCGTATCTCTCTGGAGGAACAGATAAGAAGTATGTTGTATCTACACTTTCATCATGAAGGATGGAAAGACTATCTGGATTGTCCAAATCACAAGATCTAAAATCCAACCAATGCGTAAATTCTATTGGATAATCCCCAAGGTGTTCTAACCAAGATTCTCTAGTGTGTTCTCTACGAGAAGCACCAACTATCAACAATCCCTCTGGAAGAAGATCTTTTTTCCATAACTCATAAAGAGAAGGCACAAGTTTTCTCTTACATAGATCTCCGGTAGCACCGAAGATAACTATGCGTCTAGTGAGCAGTTCCGTTTCCATTATATTTGTCTGTGTCGTAGTAGTTATTTTCACCTTTTCGTATCCCGAAATATATTGTGGATAGTACAAAGGGTATGCATAAGATCGCAAGAGCATTACCGAACATTGTGTCCTCCGAACATATAACGCATTCCGTTTAGAATCTTGGACGCGAAAGCACCAAGATTACGTGAGTTAAATCTCTCATAAAGAGAGCTACTGATAACAGGAGCGGGTATGCCAAGATCCACAGCAGCATGGACAGTCCAACGACCCTCCCCAGAATCACTGACCCCCCCACCGAACTTATCAAGGTGGTGATCGCTCCGTAGAACATCAGCGGTAAGATCGAGCAACCAACTACCAACCACACTACCACGACGCCATAACTCAGCAACTTCAGCAACTTCGATATCATAACAATAATCTTCAGGATTCTCCATCGGAGCAATCTCAGCATCACCTGCTTTGACATACTTTGAACCTGCGTTAGCATTTTCTAAAATATTGAATCCTTCGGCATATGCTTGCATGACTCCATATTCAATACCATTATGAACCATTTTAACAAAATGTCCTGCTCCCGGCGGTCCACAATGTAACCAACCGTGTTCTGCCGATGTTTGATGAGTCAAAGGATCAGTGCGATGGGCAGATCCAATACCTGGTGCGAGTGCCCTGAAGATAGGAGAGCAGACGGATACTGCAATATTTGAACCACCAACCATAAGACAGTATCCACGCTCCAAACCATAAACACCACCACTAGTACCACAGTCAATATATTGGATGCCCAACTTAGCAAGCCTCTCTGCCCTTTTGCGAGAGTCTTTAAAATTGGAATTGCCATGATCAATAATAATATCACCTTCCACACAAAATTGTAGTAACTCATTAAGTGTGTCCTCTACGGTTTCTGCTGGTACAACCATCATAAAGATACCAGGAACTTTTGAAGTATCAGTGAATACTCCTCCTGATGAATGAACTACTTGAACAAGGCTTTCCAAAGAAGTGGCAAATCCACTGATATAACCCTTTTCATATTGTTCATTTGCTTTTTGAACATTGTTACGATACCCATGTACTTCGATACCTGCTTTAATCATACGGCGGGACATACCCTCTCCCATCCGACCCAATCCAATTAGTCCTACTTTCATTTAATTAACTCCATTGCTTTATGTAGTTCTCTTGAGTGCTCCAATTCATCATTCAAAATCTCAAGAATCTTGTCATCGTGACCGTTGAGTGCCAAATACTTTCCATATGTTTCTGCTGCATGAATCTCTATTTCATATGACAAATGGTATGCAGACTTAGGAGCCAACCAGTAATAAACCACATTGACCCAATAATAGACAAGTACGAGGTGTCTGGCAAAGAAACGATCAATCCAATAATCAGCACCACCCCTACTCTCCATATGTTCCAGATGTTCTGTTTCGTTAAGTGTTTGAGCAAAATGTTCCTCCATTAGGTAAATGTGTTCTGGTCCACGTAATCCTAATGATTCTCTCAAATGTAAGACACTTAAAAATGCAAAATAAGGTGCCCGAGCAATTTCCTCAAGCACCCAAAACCTTTGAAAATGTCTACCACGATAAAGATAATCAATAATTGAAACTGTAATAGAAAGAATAAAAGAATTAATTTTCTTCATTTTCATCGTCCTCATAAAGTGGGCACGGTTCTTCAAACAAATGTTCCATTCTAAGTTGTTTAATTCGTTCTCTTAGTCCTTTGTAGAACTCTCTTTTTTCATCTTCGGTCATTTACTTTTTAAATAAATCTTCGACTTGTTTGCGAACATCAATCATTTTATTTTTCTCACGTTCAGTATGTTTATATCCATACTTACCATGAAAAATAGCATGTCCTTGAAAAAACATTGTCACACCAAAAACAAATGCCGATATAATTCCAACCCATTCTATAATGTGATTTTGAGCCATGGGAATATAGGATCGATTACTCCAATGAGTCGAAGAAGACCCTCAGCAAAAAGTGCGAGAACAACCCAACCAACACACATACTGATAATTGAAGCATTACGATTATGTTTTCGTATGGCATCATCAATCATCTCCTGACACTCTTCACGAGTGACATAATGTGTGGGTTTTAATTCATCCATCCTGTGAGACATTAGGTAGATTTTCCATAGGATCACTTCCTCCAGAAACTATAGCACAAGCTCTTTTATAATAGAAATTGTCTGTATTTCCTGATGATTCTAGTGCTTCTTTGACTCTCACCCAATTTTCATAGGATGTATTATCCATTTTTTGTTACTGCAAACTACACACTAGCTATAATAATCAGTAACTATTATTTGGCAATTTTGTGTGGAATTCCTAACGGAAAGAGTGGGATTCGAACCCACGGTGCTACTAACACGGCAGTTTTCAAGACTGCTACCTTAAACCACTCGGTCATCTTTCCTATCTAATTTCAAAGTTCAATTTGCGAACTTTGCGTTGTCTTCTTTGTTCTTGCCACTCAATATCTTGTTGGGTCAGAACACCCTTTTTGTCTTTGGGTTGATTAAAGTTTAACATAACAACTTCTGATAAGTCAACCGCAGATATTTTGTCTCCACGAATAGTTGTCATATTAGGACAACCACAAGAGACCGTCTTACTTGGGTGTCCTTCCAATTCCTTTCCGCAGGAACGACACCTTACTTTTATTCTATCCATTGTATTGTTCTGAACTTCTTCAGTTTTCAATTATTTATCTTTTTTATTCTTAGATTCCAACATATACTCTACAGTATTAGCAACGTCTTCCATTGCATCACGTAGATAGATTCTTTGACCAGAGTGTTGTTCTAGTTTTGTGATACCATTTTTGAACTCTTCAGATAGAGTCCAACGCCATTGCTGCATACTCTTTGAATACCAAAGGTTAATCTTCATTAGGTAACCGAGATTCCAATATATCTAGTCTACCTTGTAATCTAGCAATTTCACGAGTTAACTGCATATGCTCACTTTCCATATCTTCTAGACGATACTGAAGACGTTCTACAAGATCATAGAGAGTTTTGCATTCGGCAATGTTTTGTTCTCCTCGGTCAGAATCATCATAGAACCATTCTAACATTTTTTGTACTTTCTTTTTCATAAAAAAAGGGGAACAATAGTTCCCCATTATACGATTTTTAGTTAATAGTGTCAACGGCAGCAAGGGATTTCTGTCGAAGAGACTCTGGAAGAGGTACATATCCCAGAGAATCTGAAACCGATTGTGCTTTTTCACTCAACATATAACGAAGAGTTTCCTTGACT